AACACCGCCAGTCTGGCATGCAGGTTCACCGGATTTTTACACCACGTTTGGCACCAGTCGTGAAAATTGTCGGTCGGAAGAAATCCGCCGTCTTTGGGGGGATTCTCAAAAATTACGGGGATGTCAGTGACAATGAAACGCTCGGAATGTTCAAGCTCGTGAGCGACCATGTTTGTTCCCCACAGGGATTTGCCCCCACCAATCGGGGCCGTATTAGGTGTAATATCGGCCATATAAATTAATCGTTGGGAAAGCGGTAAGAAGAATTGACGGCCCGGTAAACAGCAATGACGGCGGCGAGGGACAGCGCGGCCCAAAAACCATCGTTAAAACCACCAAGATAAAAGTGAGTTTGCGTAGCCCAATCACAAGGGGACACGACGAGATTAGTGATGCAGGAATTTGTCATGCGATTAAGAATTTCATGATGGAACGAACTACGAGAAAGACCGGCCAGCCGTAGAGATAGCGGAAAGCGACCCACGAGAGGAACGAAAGAAAAAGCTCCTCGACGGGGACAAATGTCGTGAGAACGTCCCAAGCGGGAAACGCGGATGCACATTGGTAAAAAATAGGTTTGATAGAGGTGAAAGACGTAAAAGAGTTGCCAACAAAAGAGTCGGTGGAGGCGAAGTAACCGATCAGGGAGACGAGAGCAGCGGTAATAAGAATCGAATAAGCGAGTCCGACCGGGAGCGAGGCGTTGTTCCCCAAGACCTCTTGGGTTGAACCTTGAACTTGGTTTTGTCCAAGCAAAATGGAACATTGGTCTTGCAGCCATGATTTTGCAGCGATGAAAAAACCCAACCAAGTCAGGGCCATGATAAAAGCGCGACAAGCGGAACCGGTGGTGCAGAGGTTCAAAAGGGCGGAATCAAAATAACTACCAGAACAAAGGAGGTTTAAATTCAAAGAACGAGATTCACCATTGGGCAGAGAAACTAAAATGCCAGCAGGAGGCAAAGGCGTGTTGCCGTCAGAGGTTCCAGCCAAAAAATTGGTGTCCAAAATGCCGCTCAAAAAAGGGCGAACAAGAAGGTTAGTAAAAGCTGAAGTAAAAGGAGCGGAATTAGTTAAAGCAAAATAGGAAGTTTTTGCGGCTTTTGCCTCAGGCGATTCAAAGGTGATAAAGTTTGTGCCGGTATTGTCCAAAGGGACGTTTGTTCCACCTTGCAAGAAGGTGTTAGCAAAACGCGCTACTTGTTCCATGGTCATCCACTCGCCATTTTTGTTCATGAAGCCGTTTAAATCAGCATCCACGTTCCCCAGTTGGCCGTTGAGGGTGTCTAGGGCCGGATCATGAAAGAGCACCGTGGAAACGTCACCGGCGGTCGCCAGCGAAGCCGTGAGGAGAAAAATAAATGCTAGTTTCCGGCACATAAATTTGTGGTGTAAAAAGGTGGATTAACAAAGACCAAATTTGTGGAACCGCACCAGTCGTTGGAGACGAGCGCAATATCAGTCCGCTCTAGCCAAAGTTGGTTAGTGCGATAAAGAAAGTAGTTGGTCACGGCCCCGGCGAACACAGGCTTTTCAATATGGATTGTGTAATCCACCCAATAAATATTCCCGATGTTTTCCCAGTAATTTGTGGTCGTCTCGATCCAGTTGGTGATGGCGGGATATTCGTTCATCGCGAATTGTGCGACCGCGTAAACTGGGTAATTGGTCGAAACGTCCACGGCCTCAGTCAACGGAACGGCGAATTCTAGCGGCCACGGGGCAAAGTCATTCGTAATTTGCAGGGCTTCAAACCCGTCAGGCGTTGCCGTGTAAAGTGTGATTGCGACCAGATAGGAATTTGTCCCGGGTTGCCATTGGTAGTAGTCGCAACTAATTTCCTCGTCAGTTGTATATTGATAATTCCCATCGGAATCCACATAGGGGCCGGTGGCCCCGTCGTCACCGTAGTAATCGCCCGGATAAAAAACGAATGGGTTTACGCAGCCGAAATAGCAGGGGTTATCACCAAAAAAAATGCCGTCGTCGCTAGGTTGAAGCGGAGCCATATTCGTAAACATGAAACCGTTTGTCGTGTATAAATTCGTTAGGTAATAAGGCACTTGGTCTAACGCGACGTAATACGAGTCGAATACCGTCACCGGATCAGGAAGCACCGGATATTTTTTCAGGAGCGCAGCGTAAGTGAGAAATTCGTCACTGTCGGATACTTGACCGCTGGCAATGGCAAACCGTCCCTCAATGGATTCGTTGGTGCCATACTGGGAGAAATGCGGCATAATTATGTCATTGCCCGGCAAGCCGCCGTAATAATACGGGGCCACTTTGTGTGACAGGAACCCACCGTCAGAAACCATATAGGCACCCGGCCAGTAATACGCACCGGGGTCTTGCGCGTAAGTCGGGAGATACGCCGAACCGTATTTGCCGCCGCCGAACTTGAGAAGATAATTTGTGTCGTGCGAATTGACGACGACGAAGCTGTTTGCCGGTGGCAGAACGTCCGTCAGGGCTACCGCCAGAAGTGGAATAGCAAGACCACACCCGCAAAGGGTGTGCCGAATCCAAGCAGATAGTAAAAGAGTTCCATTCATTTAAAAGGTTCCACGCCCGCACGTGGAGTTGCCTACCATGAATTACTTCCGGCGGACGGCTTTAAGAATCCAGCCGATGACCACCAGCACGCCAATGGCACCGATGACCCACGTGAGCGCCGAGTTAAACGGCGTGGTCAACGCCGAATAAATCGTGGTGGGATCAACGGTCACACCACCGACAGGGGTGTAATCACCGTTGCCAGTGGCCATAGCGTTGGACGTGAGGAAACCCAGCCCGACAGCAGCCAGTGCTTTCTTGCCGTTTTCCTTGACGAATTCCACGCCGTTGTTGATAAGGTTTTTCGCGGCAGAAATGCCACGACCGATGAGTTTTTTCGCAGTTGCGAACATACTAATTTTCTTTCTCTTTATCACCGCTTGCCGCTTCCACATCGTGTGGAGTTGTCAGCTTGCGGTAAATCAATACACAGGCCACCAGCGGTGGCACGGATAGCAACCACCGGACGGACAGGTGTTCCGCCATCTGCTCGAAACACAGACCGAGCGTATAACCGAGGCTCAGGGCCACCGTAAACAACGCCCATGAGATTCCTTTTATTTTTTCAGCGTTTGCCATAACGAGCAGCCATTGCACGGCCTTTAACTACTTCATTTGAGTATTCACCGCGCCGGTGGTTGACAGCATAGGTGATCCACCCGATGACGCAGAGAACGCCAATTGCGCCGATTGTCCATGCGGTTGCTGAGTTGAAAGCCGCCGCCGGATTTGTCCACAAAGTAGAAATGTCAATGCTACCAAAAAAAAAAGCGTTGGTTGAAGGCTCCGGCACCGGGGCGGGATTGAATACCGAATAAGAACCGTCGGAAGGGTTAAACGAATAATTAGCGTCGGATGGATTTATTGCCAAGCTTAGCCCGTGATCGGTTGAAATATAAAATCCAGAACCATCACCGTTAAAAGTGTAATCTGTGGTCAGAGTGGTGGATGTCCCTGCGTTCACATCGTAATAATTAAAGGCACCCGCTGTTAATGGCGTTATCCAGTAACCAGCGTTTCCCGATTGCTGAAAGCAATCCACCTCAGAACCACCGGAGTCAAAATAGCTGGTAAGCTGTGAGGCTTGAATGGTGATTTCACCTTGTGCGTGAAGTTTCCCGCCGAGAACGGCGGCCAGTGCGAACAGAAGCAGCGTTTTTTTCATGGTGATTGACTTTGACACAATCACCGGTTTTTGAATACTTGACAGAAGTGTAAAGCCTATGACCTACGATTTTTTAAGGATGATGCCGCTGATTTCGCTGGCCGCAATTGCTTTGACCTTTGCCGCTTTGTTGGCCGTGGTGATCTGTCTGCCGTGGATTGTTTTCTTGTTATATAAAAACCAAGCAGGGCGTGGACCGGCAATACGCGTTGACCGTCAGGCCGAACTAGAACAGCAAAGCGCCCTTGCTTTAGCCAATCGTAAAGCAGCTTGCGAGAGACACGACACATTCGCGCAGCCTGTGTTGGCGTCATCCACGGATTTTCAATCCATGCCCGAAGGCGTTCAATCGTCAGTTGATGACGATTCAAGATTTCAGCCGAAGCTTTAAGCATAGCGTATTACACTTTCGTTTACCGGCGCATTTCTTTGGCGGGACGTGCATCGGGGAGGAGCGGGGTGGTCGCTTCGTCCACGGCCTTCCTCATCGCTTTGAACCAGTCAGCCGGAAGCATGTTTCTACTAATTTTTTCAGGAACGAAGTTGCAAGCCAAATGACCGCAGCAGGGACAGGCGATATTCGTTTGCGTGACCTTTTCGTAATACATGAAAACAACATCGTCGCAGTGGTCGCAAAACCAGTGGCCTTTGGGGCGGTTCATAGTTCAGAAGGGATTGTTAGATGGTGCCGAAAGTTGATACGTGCGGTCGAACCGGTGAAAGGTAAACGGCTCGTTGGTTTCGCCATTAAAGTTTTGCCAGAGCCAATTGCAAAATTTGATGCGCTCGCCCAGTTCGCAATCGTCGGCGATGGCTTGACAAGCTTGAACAGCTTGCTCCCAATTTTCGCCAAAGCACCGAATGAGTTGACGATATTTCCAAAAACCGAGCTTGTCCTTGAGCCCGTCATAATCCAGATCGAAAATTAATCCCAACACAGACAGACCTCGTCGCCAGACGGCCCCGTTTCCATCGGCCCACGAAAACCGGGTGTTCGCAGGGCGAACAGTGAGCGCATAGCGAACTGAGCGCATTCCCTTGTCAGCAGGGATTCGATTGCCAACTGCGCTCCCAATGTAGGCACCAACGTAGCGTGCGAGTGCTTGAGAGTTTGAGAGTATGGGCAAAGTCTCGCATCGACCAAATCCGTATTTGGGAGCAGTCTCACGCAAGTCACGCCACCACCCACGAAGCTGTTCATTTGCAGACTGAAAATATATCGACTGTTGCCGTCTAAACTCTGCATCGTCGCCCACGCGCTTAGCCGCATTCGCTGCGGCACAGGCGACGAAATCGAAACCAGTTCTAAGGTCGAATGTGAACGCTGCTGCAAGGTGGAAATGAAAACGTCCGCTGCCTTGGCGCTCAGGGACTGCAATATACTCCAAACCCCGAGGTCTAAGGAAATTGGTCGACAAGCTGTTAAAACGCCGACTTGCTTCGCGGTAATCCTCACATTGGTCAGGAAATGTGAAAGTGACAAAGCCGACTCGGTGTTGGCCCACACGTTGAATGAGTTGGTCGAGATTGACATAAAGGCACTCAGCTTTTTTGGCGGTCGCAGAACGTCTAAGAGCGGACTTGCATTGAGTTGTTGCAAAGAGACAAGGAAGGGGCGAGGCCCCGACGCGAAGCGTCGGGGCCTCATCCCCGTCCTCGTTACGGTTCGAGGAGTTCGACAGTTTCGCAGCCGGAACGAAGATACTTCCCGTCCAATTTGATGCTGGCGCCGATGACGACGACGGTTGACCCGATTTTGTCGACGAAGCCGGGAGGCTTGACTTGTTCGAGCTTGGTTCCCTTCGGGGCCCACCGGGTGAAGGGGATAACAGTGTCTCCGACGACGACGCTGAACTTTTCATTGACGCCACCTTTCTCCAACTCGTCGACCTTGTAGCCTTGGAAAGCTCCAACGAGGACGGTTTTGCGTTTGTTGATTGTTTCGATTAGTGCTGCTGCTTTCATTTTGTTTGTTCTTTCATGGCCTGATTTAACTCGCAATCCACGGCCCGAATTGCGGTGCCTAACGGCGTGGTTATTCCCGCCGCTTTCTTACGCGGCGGGAAAGGAAACCCTGCCGACGAGGCGAGCGTCGACAGGGGAGCGGGGACTGAGGCGGACAGTCCGGTTGATCGCTCAAAATTAAATTGTCCATCGCCATTTTTACGAGACACAGTCCGGCAAGAATTTGCCGAACGCCGATTGGTTTTATGGTTTTCGCCATGGGAAAGTATTTGCTGCAAACAGTGGCGAATGGCCTCGATGTTAGTCGTCCAATTCGGCACGTCCAGCGGGTGACACTCGATCCGAAGGGATTGAAGGGATTGACGGAGGCCGGCCACGTCGTGGATCTGCGCGAGTAAATCAATTATTTTTGAGTTTTGGAAAAAACGCAGCCAATGGCGGGCTTCGTCCTTTTGGCCGGATTGCGCCAAACACCGGGCATGGTCGATAAACTGGACGGTGAATTTTTCCAGTTCGTCTAACATGCTGGCGGCTTGAACCGCCGAGTCACACCGAATGGCCTTGATGCGAGCCAACATTGTGGGCGTCAACCCGTAGGTTTTACCTTGGTTCGTTTTACGTTGATTTGTCCGTTTTGCTTTCATGCAATTACAGGGACGGGAACGAAGCCGTTTTGACGCAAAGTTTTGCCGGTTACTGGAGATGTCCAGATAAAGCCTTTTTCCACGATTAACCAAAGGCAATCGTCGATTGAGGGGCCACCAGCGCGGACAAATTTACAGGCAACTGGGGTTAATTTGCAGTTACGAGGTAGAGGACGAGGACGGGAGCAAGAGGAAGAAGGTCGAAATGCTTTAAGCCACCGACTCACCAAAAAAAAGCCGAGAGAACTAACAACCAATCCCGAAGCTGAATCGTAAGCTTCGCGGATACTTGTCTGAAGTTGCGCCTTTTGCATGCGCAACTTTTACCACGGGTTTTAAAAATTATGCCCGTTTGGAATTAAGGATAGACAATGTTTGCTTAGATTACCTTGATTTCATTGGTTTTGTTGCCAAAAAAAAGTTTTACTTTTGGGTTGACGGGGTGGCGGATTTTGCAACGTCCAGAAAATTTGAGCGGTGTGACTGGGAAGGGGGACGGTCAAACCGCTCGAGTTTTCAGACCTTGCAAATGGAAATTATTTAGCGCAAGACCCGGCGCCTCGGTGAAAATTCCAATTAAAGCTGGATGAATTTTCACCGAGACGACGGGACTTGCGAAGATTGGATAACGGCCCTGCGGGGCTAGAATTTTAGTTAGGTGTTTTGACATTGCGCGTTTTTGTTTGATGTCGAAGGCCGCTCGTATCCCACCGTTTGCTGCTCACTGCTACACACCCAGCCGTTATTTAGAAGCGAGATCAAAAGTCGCGCCAAGGTTCTCCCTTTTGCCCTTTTAAACCTTGTCACGCCTTTTGCTTTCGCTGGGATTTGTATGCGCTGGCGCGCACCGGCTGGCTGCTCCGCTGAAGTTGAAGCGAGCAGCAAACGGCGGGACACGAGCGGCGATCATCAAAAAAAAAGCTTATGAAAACACAAAATTTAGATGAAGCGAAACAAGCACCAGCGAACGCCGATCAGCTATCACCAAACGGATTGATTGAAGCTCTTAACAAAATTGGCGCAGAATGTCCGGGTTGCCACAGCGATTTAAAAGCGGAATCAGACCCGACCCGCAGAACCGGCTATTCATGGTATTGCGATAACACTTCATGCAATTGCTACATCGGCTCTTGGATTGTTCGAGAATTTGAGTTGAAGGCCGCACAGCGTCGTTTAACTCGGTGATTTTTTTTAACCTTAACCGTATTACGCTTATGAAAAATATTAAACATCAAGATTGCGTCGAATATACCAGCACAGAATTTGTTTCTTACCTAAGGGAAACATTAATCCCCGACCTCGTAGAATCCGGCAATGTGGCAACCGCAGTTGACTTTGAAACAGCTTGCAAGTTTATCTGTGGGGATTCGACCGTGTGGGTTCCGTGCGGTGATGAAGCGGGCAGGAAGTTTTTATCCAAGGTGCAGTAAAACCGTATTACACTTTATGCCTAAATCGATTTCATTGCGTTTATCAGACAAAGAGGCCAAACAGCTTGACGAGATGGCCCACAGCGAGAACAGAGCGGTAGAAAACCGGTCTGAATTTATCCGGCTATTGTTGGCAAGAGAATATAACCGGTCAAAGGGGAAGGGAAAGCCGGAGGCGTCCAGCTATCAGACCGCATTTAGAATTGGCAGGCCGTGGCGCTGAGCTACACCGCCGCACCTGGCTAAAGTGTATTACGCTTTAGCCAGGTGTTTTTGTTTTTCAAATCGATTCGAGCTTGAGCTTGCAATTTGCGCCAATCGCCACCGAAGCGGAACATGTTTTGATAATTTCCAGTCCGTGGCCGTGCAGCTCGAATCGATTTGGAAAAGTTTTCCTGCGCAAGTTGAACTCCGGTTTTCATTATTTTACCCCATGTCAGAGTAGCGGACGACTAATCAAAATGCGTTATAACGAATCTTAGAGCGTCGTTTTCTTCAGCGGATGGGAATAATTGTCCCATCCGGCATTTTGACGGCTCGCTTGCCCACGTCCGAAACCTCGTCATTGGCGGAATGAAGCACCCGTCCGTCGGATAAGCAAACGACCCAGTCGCCGCCGATCAGGGCCGTGCCGGTGCAATACAGCCCCCCACCGGCCGCAAGTGGCGGGCCACCCGGACGCTGGCCGCGGAGCCATGTCAAAGGTGCACCTGTGCCGGTGGGGGACAAATTGTAACTCTGCGGTGGAACAGGGTGATTAGTGGCAGCCTGAGGAATCATCTTTTGCATGCCCTTCTGCACGCCATTCTGAAAGCCGGTCGCCACACTGCCGACACCGGCCTCAATTCCTTTTTGCAAGGCGCGAGGCAAAATATACGCAATCGCCGCAATCGCGAGCACGGCGAACACCCAAATTGACCAGTGCCGGCCTTTAAACATGGATGACTCTTTTAACATGCCGCCCGACACGCCGGTGCCGTCCATCGTTTTATAAAGAAAGTGAATCCGCCGTTTTGGATCCAACGTATACCACCCGGATTTTGTCGGCTTGTCGGTTCTCGTTGGCATTTCTGGCTGATTATACCAGTGCCAACGGAACCGGCCCTTGAACGAGACGCCCATGAACAATGACGTTTTGCCCATGTTTTGAAAGCCCATCCATTGGGTTGCGTTACGCCGAAAGTTTTTATCGACTTTCTCGGGGTGCTGGGTAATCCAATCCAAATCGTCGTCGAGCTTCCGCAATTCCGACATATACCATTCAGCTTGCGCGCCCACGCGCTGGTAGTGCATCGGCGGAAATTTTTTATGCGCCTCGTCAATGATGTAGTGACAGCCTTTACGATTCGCCGCAATTGCCGTGCGAAACGTAAAGTCCGGCACTTCTTTAAACAGCGGGTGCGGTTTATTCGGCAGCTTAATCATGCGGCTCGTGCCATGCGCCCAAGTGTATTCTTCAAACTCGATGCCATACTTGGCGAACTCCTCAGCCGTAATATGGCCGAAATACGCCGCCGGTAAATATCGCCAAAATTCGGTGGCTTGCTCCGGGGAC